TTATAATTAGTAGTGTACGCCGAAAGGGTACACAATTTACACTCGCTTACTAAGGAGAACTATGAACTTACAAAGGTATCACTCTGCAAACTTACCAGAGTTGATGAAAATAATTTCAAAGAACGGTATAGGTATGGACGATTACCTTAACCGATTTTTTAATGATTACGAAACAACATCGAATTATCCACCCTACAATCTTGTTCAGTTAAATAACATTGAGTCTCTTCTAGAGATTGCCCTAGCTGGATTTAAGAAAAATGAAATTCATGTTTATACTGAGTACGGAAAGCTATTCGTTGAAGGCCAAAGAAAAACTAATCAAGATACAGGATCCGAGTATATCCATCAAGGCTTGGCTCAGAGAAATTTCAAAAGAGAGTGGGCACTTTCAGAAGATGTTGAAGTCAGAGAGGTTCAATTCAAAGATGGACTTCTTACCGTTAAGTTGGGTAAGATAGTACCAGAACATCATGCAAGAAAAGATTACCTCTAAAGGATACGATTTATTTGGAGATCATGGGCGAAACTTACCCACTCCCCACGGTAGTGGTGCAAGACCCATGTATGGTGACATGGGTAAATCATGTAGACCAGATCCAAATCGTAAGATTGAATATCCTCATGTTGTTGCCCTGTTTACTTTAGACTCACACAATACTAGCTACTTCTTTAAGAGAGAAGATGGTACATACTATTGGTTACATTGTCGTAAAGAAAAAGATGATGTATATGTAGATGCAGATGAGTTGCAATTAGATCTTCTAGGAAATGATCCGATTCTAAGTACGGAATACATCATGAAATCAATCTATTAAATATAAGGGAGCTTGACGAAATTCAAGTTCCCTTTTATAATGTAAATAGTATTTTAATTAGAATGACAGTTAAACTTCTTACCCTAAAACCAAGACAGGATGTTATCGCTGATATCGAAGAGATTAGAACTACAGAAAAGGAACCAAAAGTAGTTGGTTATCAGTTAACAAATCCATACGTAATCACACTTTCTAGAATTGATGATGATGAAACTAAACTTAGTGTAAATATAAGTCGATGGAATCCTTACTCAGGTGATTCAGTATATCAAATCCCTGCCGATATTGTAAATGTAATCTGCGAACCACTTCCTAAACTAAAAGAATCATGGGAAGAGAAAGTAAAGGCTGAAGAAGATGCCATTGCTGCAGTAGCTAATGAATTAAAACCTACAAACACTGTAATCGAACAAGAATTATTAAATGAAGAACATACAGATACTGATACTAAAGAATGAACAGATTCTTATCTCTGAAGTAACTTCAGTGACACAAGAGATAGGAGAACCTGATTGTAAACTTATAAAACCAAAATTAGTCATTGAGGGTAAAACCCCAAAAGAAAGAATAATTGAATGGTTGAATTTTACAAAACAGGATGTTATAATGATCAGGTCGGATGATGTTCTTACATTTGTCGAGCCGACCAAAGATTTACTTGATTACTATTTGTCAATTACCTAATGAGATTTTACACTAACGTTCAAATGGTCGGGGATCAGATCTTGATTCGTGGCTATGAGGATGGTAAAAGGTTCTCAAACAGGGATGTATATAAACCAACAATGTTTGTTTCATCTAAACGTGAAACAAAATACAAAACATTGACTGGCGACTATGTTGAACCAGTCAAGCCTGGCACTATAAAAGAGACTAGAGAATTCATATCAAAATATGATGGTGTAGACGGATTCAAACTATATGGGTTTGAGAGATTCATCTACCAATTTATTTCTGACAATTACCCAGAAGATCAGATTGAATTTGACATCAGTAAAATTAAATTAGTTACGATTGATATTGAAACCAAATCTGAGAATGGA